GGGCGGTTCGCGAGCGGCTGTGACGGCGGCGAGGGTTGCGGGTGCGAATACGATGATTAGAACGAAGTGCGACAAGTTTGAGCCGCGAAATGCCGCGAAATGCGGCGGAAAGGGGCATAACATGAGCAAGAAAAAGATTATCCTGCAAGGGTACACAACGGCGGAGCACAACGCGCAGATTAGCAAAATCATCACCGATGGGTGCAACACGTGTTGGGTGCGCAAGGCGTGTGACGAGGACAGCGGCACGTCGTGCGAGGGACTCCTCCGCGCCAACATCGAGCACGTACCGCCCGTGCGTTGGCGGGCGGAGTGTGGCGGCAGATACTTCTATGTCGATACTGATGGCAGAGTTGAGTTCTCTGCGGAATATGGCACGAGAGCCGACGACGCCCGTTACACCCTCGGTAACTATTTCTGCACCGAGGCGGACGCGGAACGCGCTGCGGAGTACGTCAAGGCGGCGTTTGAGTGTGCGCAAGAGGAATTGGAGGGTGACGGAGAATGATTAACATGTCAACGCTGACGCTCGCGCAGGCGAAAGCGGGGCATTACGCGTTGTGGGATTGGCTCGCGGAGACGGGCTGCCGTGACCAAGCGGCGTGGCCGGGGTGGGCGGAGTATACCCAAGTGGCGGTTAACTATTGTTTTGCCTGTACGATTGAGTACTGGCGCCCTTATGGCAGGCGGCGCTGCAGTAACTGTCCTATTGCGTGGCCGGGCGGCGCGAGTTGCTGCGAAATCGCTGACGGAAACGAAGCAATATTTTCGCAATGGGAAGATGCCGACGACATCGACACCCGCCGAGCACTCGCGGCGCAGATTCGGGATTTGCCGTGGAAGAAGAATGCAACATGAACCACAAACCACGCCCTTACAGGGGCTACGCGTGGATAGACCGCGCGTGCGGATGGGCTGCCGCGACAGTGTTCGCGCTGACGATTATCGCGTGCCTTGCGGCGATTGTCACGGACGCGCGGCACGACGATGCGAAGCCGTGCGACAGGTACGCAACCGAGGTCGTAGCGGCGACGGAGCGCCCGCTGCTGCCGGTTGAATACATAACGGCAACTGCCTCCAATATGTCACCAGTTGCGCCGACAACGCCGCGCGTCGTGCTGACGGACGAGGAGCACGAGTTAATCGCCGCAATTGTGTGGCTTGAGGCGCGCGGAGAGTGCGCGGACGGGCAGCAAGCGGTAGTTGAGGTAATCTTAAATCGCGTTGCGATTGCAGGGTTTCCCGACAGCGTTGAGAGCGTGATTCGGCAGACAAAGCCGACGTTGCAGTTCTCGGTGCTGCCGTACATACACACGGCGACGCCGACGGAAACGCAGTACGCAGCGATTGACGCTGCGCTGTACGGCGAGCAGATTTTGCCCGAAAACGTCGTGTATTTCAGCGGCGCGGCGCAGAACAGGCGCGTGTGGGGCACGATTGGGGCACACGTATTTTGTGAGATTTGAGGGGGCAACACCATGACGACAGCATACAACTGCGATTGCATGGAGACGATGCGCGAGTACCCGGACGGATATTTTGACCTCGCGGTCGTTGACCCGCCGTATTTCAGCGGACCCGAACGGCGCGGATATTTTGGCTCTTTCGTGAGCAAAACGGGCGCGTTTCGCACCTATGCGAAGTCCGCCGCGTGGACAGTGCCGGGCGCAGATTACTTCCGAGAGCTTGAGCGCGTCTCCAAAGCGCAGATAGTTTGGGGCTGCAATTACTACGATTACCGCTTCAGCTCGGGGCGCATTATTTGGGACAAATGCAACGGCGAAAGCAGCTTTTCGGACTGCGAAATAGCGTCTTGCTCTCTGCACAAAAGCGTGCGAATGTTTCGGTTTATGTGGAGCGGCATGATGCAGGGCAAATCTGTTGCAGATGGCGGGACGATGCAGGGCAACAAGCGGCTGAACGAAATTCGCATTCACCCGACGCAAAAGCCCGTTGCGCTGTACGACTGGATTTTTGCAAACTACGCCAAACCGGGCGACAAAATCCTTGATACGCACCTCGGCAGCGGCTCAAGCCGCATTGCGGCGGACAAGGCGGGGCTTGAGTTCGTCGGCTACGAGATTGACGAGCATTATTTCAAGGCGCAGGAGGAGCGGTTCGCCGCCCACGCCGCGCAGACGACATTATTTTGACAGGAGGACAACGACAATGACAAGACCTAAAATCTGCGATATCACGGGCACGGAGGTCGGCGAGGTGTTCGCCGTGCGCAAGGCTGACGGCGGCACGTACGATGCGGAGGTGACGGAATACGGCTACATCGCATTCGCGGGCACGCACGAGCTGCTTGGCGGCGACTACGTGTGCGACATTTACAATGGCAAGGCGACGATTGAGCGCAAGCCGCGCTTTCGCGCGTACGAACTCTACACGTTGCAACTGCTGTGGGAGTACGGTATTCAGTGGGCGGCGAGGGATGGAGACGGAGCATTGTGGGTGTATTACGACCGTCCGTGTAAAGGCGCAAAGGATTATCGCGTATTGGTGTGCGACGCATCCGGCATCAAGGTGACGTCTGCTGATGGCGATGTTTTTGCGTATGCGTTACCGCACTTCCTGTTCCCGCGAATACGTTGGACGGACACCGAGCCGCTTGACATCGCGGCGACGTTGCGTGCGGCGAGGATGGAGGTGGAGTAGGGATGATTACGGCGCTTATAATCTATCGCACCAAAGACGGCAAAATCCGGCGAGTTGAAAAGCGTACCGGCGAAAAAGCGCAATTTAAGCACGCCGTGGCGGATTTTAACGCCGAACATAGGACAGCACCAAATGAAATGGCGGCAGAGTATATCGTAATCGCACCCGATGGCGCAGAGGCGTGGCTTGCGGACGACCGCGCCACGCGCGTGAGAAATTTCCGCGCCGAATTAAACGAGATTGTGGCGAGTGTCGATGCGCTTGACAGCACGATGCGCGATATCGAGCGGAGATTGGAGAAAGAGGACGCGGAATGATTACGGCGAAAATGCTGCAAAACAGCGAGAATTATCCTTGCACGTCGTGCGGCGACACGATTGATATAGCGCAGTTGTCGATAGCGCGAGCATCGCCGCTTACGCAGAAAAAGTATGCAGAAAGTCTCGCGGCGGGGGCTATGACCTTGCGTTTGTGTCCGAGGTGTGCGTGGGAGATTGGCGAAAAAATAGCCGCTGCCGCAACGGCTTTGCGCATTAGCAGTTTGCGCGAGGAGCGTGCGAAGCGAGAACAGGAGGACGCGCCATGATACTCTACGACATTGTTGACATCGCGATGCAGCTGCGCAACCCGAATGCGGATTTGCAGGGCGTTAAGGAGCATCTTGCGACGTACTGTGAGCAGTTAGGCGATGTGCGGGTGGTAAGCATCACGCCGCGCAAGCCGCCGGAGCCGCAGCAGATGCGGATTGACGAGGAGGGCACTGTGGAGTAGCGCGACAGCGCGTAGGAGGTGAATGCATGACGCTCAAGGAACTATCTGAATACGGCAATTTGCTCAAAAAGGTAGAGCGCGGCGAAAGATTGCTTGAATCGTTGTGCGACACAGTGGAATCAAGCACGCAAACGCTATCCCGCGCGCCGCGTAAACCCGGCACCGCGGACAAAGTCGGCGATCTAACCATTGAGATATTGGACCTAACCGAGCGACTACGCCATTTGCGCGGGGAACTGCATAGAGAGGAAAAAAAGCTGAGCAACTACCTCACCACCATAGACGACGACATCATTTACACCATCTTCCGATTGCGGTTTTACCGAGGGTATACGTGGCCGCGGACGGCGGAGGTTATGGGCTACGATTACGACGAAGAAAAGGTGCGGAAATTAGCCTACAGGTTCATCGACGGACAATAAAGCGTTGTCCTCCGTGTGCCTGTTGTGTCCTCCTGTGTCCTACCGTGGCTACACGTTACCTACCATGTCCTGTCGTGGCTACCCGTGGCTACACGTTACCTTGCATGTCCTGTATATCCTGTGATATAGTCACAATACAAAAATCTAACTACCCACGGCGGCCTCAATTCTGAGGTCGCCGATTCTGTTGGAGGGAGGTTCATTTTGGCTCCGCGTTCTCCTTTGCGCGGTGCCGTGGCTCGGGTTGTCTGTACGCCAACGGGCAGCATACAGACGATGCAGGAAACATCTTCGGCACCGTCACGCACAACAGAGCACGCGGAACACACCTGCTCGAACCGATGAAGGCAATCGTTAAACGTCTGCTCGACGAGGGCAAGACAACAAACGAGATTTCTAAGCAACTCGGAATGAAGCCGGAGGAAGTGTTCCGGCTGTCGGATTTCAGCAAGGAAGATTTCCTCGCAATGATGACAAAAAACACTAAGGGCTACAACAAAGCGGAAATGCTCGCGAAGATTTAACGCAGCACTGCACGCAATGGAGTGGGCGCAGACGTGCGCCAACCGCAAACACGCACCCGCTCCGTCGTGTGTATAGCACCCCGCCCCTGCAAAACATAGGAAAACACATTGAGCGGAAAGAAAAAGGTACTGTAAAACCTTTGCAAAAAGCAAGCGGGCTCTCCGACCCCGAAATTCGCTCAGTTAGGGATTTTGAAAATCGACAATTTCGTTACGCCGCAACGATGTAGGAGGTGGCTCTGTGGGCGAAATGACACCGAATAACGATACTACCGTCAAGACGACCGCGCTTGCCGCGATAGTCGGCGTGTCGGCGCGTCGCATTCAACAGCTTGCGCAGGACGGCGTACTGGAATCTGACGGCAAAGGACAATTCAAGCTGTACGACAGCGTGCAGCGGTTTATTGAGATGCGCTCCCGTGAAAAAGAGTTGACGAAAAGCGAGAAAGACCGCGACGAAGCCGAGGTCAGCATGAAAAAAGCGAAAGCAATTGTCGCCGTGCTCGAAGCCAAAGAGCTGCAAGGAAAAATGCACCGCTCCGAGGATCTAGCCGCATTCACTGAGGATTTGATTTTTACGATTCGCGGCATGCTGCTTGCGTTGCCGGGGCGTCTCGCCGTTGACGCAGCGGCGACCTCGACGGCGGCGGACGCTGCGGAGTTGATAAGGCAGGAGGTTTACAAGGTGATGGAGGAGCTGTCACGCTACAAGTACGACGCGCGCAAATATGAGGAACGCGTGCGCGAGCGGCGCAAGTGGGATAGCGACGGAGCCGAGAGCGATGACGAATAAGGCTGATGAAAAGCGGCTGAATGCTGCGGTTGAGCGAATAATAAGCGGAATGCGCCCTCCCGAGAATTTGACGGTATCGCAATGGGCGGACAAGAAGCGGCGGCTTTCGCCCGAAAGCAGCGCAGAGCCCGGACCGTGGAGAACGTACCGCACTCCGTATCTCAAAGAGCCGATGGACGCGTTCACCGACCCGAAGGTCAAGCATATAGTGCTTGTCGCCGCGTCGCAGGTCGGCAAGAGTGAATTGGAAAACAACATCATCGGGTACATAATCGACGAGGACCCCGGCAGTATCCTCTTTATCCACCCGATGATTGTAGATGCAAAGGAGTATTCAAAGCTGCGCATTGCGCCGATGATACGCGACTGCAAGACACTACGCGCGAAAGTCGCGGAGGCGAAGAGCCGCGACAGCGCGAACACGATTTTGCAGAAATCATACCCCGGCGGCATCTTGACGTTTACAGGCTCGACCGAGGCGCACGCGCTCGCGTCAAAGCCGATACGCTACATCATCGGCGACGAGCGCGACCGATGGGCGACGTCCGCAGGCAAGGAGGGCGACCCGTGGAAGTTGGCGAGAGCGCGACAAAAGACGTTCTTCAACGCAAAGGCGATTGAGGTTTCGACACCGACAATCAAGAACGCAAGCGCAATTGAAAGCTCATTTTACGAGGGAACGATGGAGCGGTGGTGTACGCCGTGTCCGCACTGCGGCGAATACCACGATATTCGTTTTGCGGATATCCGTTATACTCACGAAACAACAGTGCATTCCGGCAAGAAAACGTACAAGGTTTCGGATGTGTATTACGTTTGTCCGAGCTGCGCAGGAGTGAGCGGCGAGCTTGAAATAAAGCGGCAGACTTCAAAATGGATTGCCGAAAACGCGGACGCCTACGAGCAGGGCGTCCGTTCGTTTTGGCTCAACGCGTTCACCTCGCCGTGGGCGTCGTGGGAATCTATAATCCTTGAATACCTCAATGCGCTCGGAAGCTCGCGCAAGCTACAGGTCGTGTACAACACGAGCTTCGGCGAATTGTGGGAAGACCGCGGCGACCTCGAAGATGAGGACAGCTTACTCGCGCGGCGCGAGGATTACAAGGCGGAGTTGCCCGACGGCGTGCTCGTGCTGACGTGTGGCGTAGACGTGCAGGACGACCGCCTCGAGTATGAGGTTGTCGGCACGGGGCATTTCGGCGAGGACTGGGGAATCAAAAAAGGCATTATTATGGGACGACCCGACGATGCGGTGGTGTGGACTACGCTCGACGAAGTTATCGACCACGTTTATCGCTTTGAGAACGGCGTGGGGCTGCGCATCTCAACGACGTTCGTCGACGAGGGCGGACATTTTACGCAAGAGGTGCGATTGCAATGCCGAGCGCGTCTCGGCAAAAAGGTTTTCGCAATCAAAGGACGCGGCGGCGACAGCGTGCCGTACACCTCACCGCCGAAGAAGGTGAAAATCGTCGTCAACGGTAAGGCACTCGGAACGTGCTGGCAGTATCAACTCGGCGTTGACGCGGGAAAGCAGTTGATTATGGACAATCTGCGCGTGCAGACAGTCGGCAGTAAATATACGCATTTTCCGCGCCGCGACGATTACGGCCCCGACTACTTCAAAGGGCTGCTGTCCGAACGGCTCGTTTACAAGCCGGAGCGAAAACAGCCGTGGCAATGGGAAAAGATACCCGGCCACGAGCGCAACGAGGCGCTTGACTGCCGCAATTACGCTAAAGCGGCCGTTAAAGCCCTTTCCCCGAACTTTGACGAGTTAGACAGGCGACTAAAGGGGGCTGAGGGCAACGCGGCAAATACGGCTGTTGCAACGGCTCAAAAGCCTAAAGCTAAAACTCCGCGCGGCAAGGCTGTGCAAAAATATTACGATGATTGGTGAGGTCATAAATATGGCAACAAAAATTGAGCTGCGCAGTCGAATAGAGTTTTGGAATGCTGCACTCGTTAAACTGCGAGCGGCGTATCTCGCGCTCGTTGATGGCGGCGTAAAAAGCTACACAATTGACGACAGACAGCTAACGCGGTTCGACATCGACAGGCTCTCCGACGAAATACTGGAGGCGGAGCGCAAGGTTGACGAGTTGAATGCGCAGCTAAACGGGCGGCGCACCCGCAAAGCCTTTGGCATTGTGCTGCGCGATTGGTAATCGGGTACAAGCCCTAACGGGCTTTGCCGCAGTCCGACGGTCGGAGTTTGCTCCTTTCGTCAACCGTCGGACTGCTTATTTTTAAGACAGGAGGTATCGCGTTTGAGCGAATACAAATCGGTTCCCCGCGCGGAACACCCGAACGTGAGCGGGTACAGTGACGCGGGTGCGAGCTTGACGCGCCGCGCGACAAAGAGCTTTCAAGCGAACAGCGGCGCACCTGCGGAGGATATCGACCTAAACAACCGCACACTGCGGCAGCGCGGGCGAATGCTCTACATGGCGTCGCCGATTGCGACGTCGGCGATAAACACAAATCGCACTAAGGTCGTCGGCACGGGCTTGACGCTTAAAAGCACGATTGACCGAGAACTGCTCGGACTAAGCCCGGAGGCGGCTAAGCAGTTTCAGCGGAAGGTCGAAGCGGAGTTTGCGATGTGGTCAAGCAAAAAGGAAAACTGCGACGCGACAGGCGTCAACAATTTTGAGGGCATACAGCAGCTTGCGCTAAAGGCGTGGCTGATGAGCGGCGACGTGTTCGCGGTATTCAAGCGGTGTGAGCCGACGCCCACAAATCCATACTCCCTGCGACTGCACATTGTTGAGGCGGACAGAATCGCCACACCGTCAGAGTACGGCTACGAAAGCTACTATTCCATAACGAATGGCAAGAACAAGACGAACGGCAACAGGATATTCGACGGCGTTGAGGTGGACGGCAACGGGCGCATTGTCGCATATCACATACGGAGCACATATCCATCACAGCTTATATCCGAGCCGACGAAGTGGATGCGCGTCGAAGCGCACGGCGCAATGACGGGCTTGCCGAACGTGCTGCACATTATGGATAGTGAGCGACCCGACCAGTACCGTGGCGTTACATATCTCGCGCAGGTCATTGAGCCGCTACTACAGCTACGACGCTACACGGAAAGCGAGCTGACGGCGGCGTTGATTCAGAGCTTTTTTTCGGCGTGGATTAAGACCGAAACCGACCCGACGGAAATTCCGATGAACGAGGTCGGCGGCTTGGAAAACGGAGACGACGGCGGAATTTCAAACGACCCGAACGAATACGAGATGGGGCCGGGAACGGTGCTGCACCTCGGCGAGAAAGAGGACGTTGTTTTCGGCAACCCGAACATTCCGACGACGGGCTTTGAGAGCTTTGTGAAAACAGTTTGCCGCCTCGTCGGTGCCGCGCTTGAATTGCCGTACGATGTGCTGATAAAAGAGTTCAACGCATCGTATTCCGCAAGCCGAGCGGCAATGCTTGAGGCTTGGGAAGCGTTCAAAATGCGCCGCAAGTGGTTCGTTGATGATTTCTGTCAACCCGCTTATGAAGTGTGGCTTGCCGAGGCTGTTGCACGCGGACGTATCAATGCGCCGGGCTTTTTTGACGACCCGCTCATTCGCGCTGCGTGGTGCAGTGCTCGGTGGATTGGACCTGTGCAGGGTCAGCTCGACCCGACAAAGGAGGCTAAGGCGGCGATTATGAACGTCGACCGAGGTTTCAAAACTCACGAGCAAGTAACACGCGAAACGGGCGGCGGCGACTGGGAGGACAACGTCGAACAGCTCGCGCTCGAAAACGAACGACTACGTGCCGCAGGCGGCGGTAATTACATGGCGACGCTCGAAACGGACGACGCCGACACGAACAGGAGTGCAGAAAATGAATAAATCACAGCGCGGCTTTACGGGCGGCATAAAAGCGGTTGACATCAAGCGCGACTTTTACACAATGGCGACCGCGGACGGCGAGAGTGCCGAAATTGTTATGTACGGCGAGATTGTTGAGGAGCGCCCGACGAGTTGGCGCACGGGAGAGCCTGTGCAGGGCAATTTCATCGTGCTCAGCGAGTTCCTCGACGACCTCACGAGCGTGGCGAGCGCGAAAACTATTACGCTGCGCCTAAACAGTGTCGGCGGCGACGCCTTTTCCGCAATTCCGATTCACAATCGGCTGCGCGAGTTGAAAGGAAACGTAACCGCGATTGTGGACGGAGTGGCGTTTTCGGGCGGCTCGCTTATAATGTGCGCCGCTGACACGGTGCAAGTCAATCCGTCGAGCTTGATAATGATTCACAAATGCTGGACATCGCTGTTCGGCGGCTACAACGCCGATGAGATGCGTGATTACGCAACGAAGCTCGACAGCATTGACAAAGCACAAGCGGCAATCTACGTGCGAAAGACAGGAAATAGTGAGAATGACGTACTCGCACTTATGTCAGAGGAAACGTATTTGACGGGCGCGGAGGCGATTGCGAAAGGGCTTGCCGACGAACTGCTTGACAGCGAGGACGCAAAAATCGCCGCAAGTGCGGATATGCGCACGCTCTATGTCAACGGACGCGCGACACGCTTCCTTAACCCGCTCGTCACGTTGCCGGAGAGCGTACCAACGGTCACCCCTGCGGAAATCTCCGCAGTTTTGGCAAATAATCAGCCGACCGATAACGGCGGCACAGAAGGAGGAAAAACCATGGCAAAAACCCTTGATGAACTCAAAAAGGAAAACCTCGAACTCGCAGCTCAGCTAATGGCGGAGGCTGCCGCCTCTGCAAATGCGGCTGTTAGCGCGGCGGCACCCTCGGTGAACGCGCTCGGCGCAGCAGCAGAGGCAACCGTTGGCACGGACGACGCCGTAAAGGCTGAGCGTCAGCGTCTTGCGGACATCGACGCGCTTGCGGCAATGTTCGACGCAGACACCATTCGCGAGGCGAAGTACGGCGAAAACCCCTGCACCGCGCAGGAAATGACGTATCGTGCCGCGCAGAAGTCGGCGAAGCAGGGCAAGAGCTTTCTTGCAGCCGCCAAAGCCGACGCCGACGCGTCCGGCACTGCGGACGTAGGCGCAGCGGGCAACGCACCCGAGGCCGGCACGGACGGAGACGCGGACATGACACCCGAGCAGCTCATGGCAAAAGGCGTTGCCGATGCCAAAGCGATGAACAAAAAGGAGGATTAAGGAAATGGCAAAGCATCTCAACAGCAAGGTCGATGAAATCGGAGCCGACAACCTTATCGCGGGCTTAAATCCGCCTGTACTGGTTGCGTCCGGCGTCATTGCAAAACCCGCATCTGCGGAACGATACGCACGCGGCACAGTTCTCGCAAAATCCACGCAAACAGGCAAGCTCTGCATTCTCGGCTCAACGGCAAACGCCGGTGACACGCTCGTCGCGGATTCGATTCTCTGCGACAACGAGGACATCGACGATGTCGCAGACACAAACGTCGCCATCTACGTCGCGGGGTACTTCAACATTGACGCACTCGTCGCAAAAGACGGCTACACCATCACCGAGGCCGACAAGGACAAGCTGCGTGAGCGCAGCATTTTCCTCGGTCAAATGTTTGAATAGGAGGTAAAAACTATGCCACTGGATATTTTTTCGAGCTACTACCTCGCGGGAATGGTCAAGGGTTTCGTGCCTAAAGGCACATTCTTCCGCGACCGCTATTTCCCCACAAGCGCAGGTGACATCTTCCGCGCGGACAAGGTTCTTGTAGAGTACAAGGACGGTGACCGCAAGATGGCACCGTTCGTCGTTCAGCGCGTCGGAGATATTCCGATTGCACGCGGCGGCTACGAAATCCACGAGTACGAGCCGCCGTACATCGCACCGTCGCGCGTGCTGACGCTTGACAATCTCAATAAACGCGGGTTCGGCGAGGCGATTTTGTCGAACAAATCGGCAGAGGAACGCGCAAAGGCTCTTATCGCCGAGGATTTGACAGACCTCGACCTGCGCATTACGCGCCGCGAGGAGTGGATGGCGGTTCAGACCATCATCAACAACGGCGTGACAATGACGGCGTACATCGACGACAAAACCATCGGCGAGACGTACGACGTGTTCTACTACGACACCGCCGGCTCTAATCCCGCGCTCTACACCGTCGCGGACAAGTGGGACGACGCGGGCGGCGACTGGTGGGCGGACGTTGAGGCTATGTGCATTGAGCTTTCCGCGCGCGGCATCTCCTGCTCCGACCTAATCGTCGGCTCCGCCGTCGCGCAGTTCATTCAGGACGACGAAAAGGTCGCGAAGCGTCTCGACAACCGTGGTATGTCGTACGGTAGTGTTGCGCCGAGAATCGCATACCCCGGCGTCGCGTTTATCGGTGCGCTCGTTTTCGGCGGATTCAGGCTCGATATCTACTCCGTGCATGAGAGCTACGAGGATGATACAGGCGCGGTCAAGCGCATCTTCCCTGCCGATTCTGCACTCGTCATTGCACCCGACTGCGGTCACATGATGTACGCACAAGTTGTGCAGATGGAGCGCGACGAACAGTATCACACGTTTGCGGAGCGCAGAATCCCGAAACTAATGACCGACACGAACATCGATTCGCGAAAGTTCCGCCTCGCTGCGCGTCCTCTCGCCGCGCCGAAGGTCAAGGCACCGTGGATGTACGCGCCGAACGTGCTGAAATAGGCGGCGGGAAAGGAGAAACAATGAAAGTACGTATCATTAACGGTGTTTACGGATATCGCACCGCAGGGTCGCGATTCATCAAGACCGTTCGCGCAGGAGACCCGCCGATAGACGTTTCTGCGGACAAGGCGGCAGAGCTTGTCGCGAAAAAGATTGCTGCATACGTTACCGAGGACGACGCGGAAACGTTCGTTAGCGGCGTTGCAACAGGCTTAAACGGCACGTACAGCGTCGATATGAAAGCGGACGAACTCAAACGGCTCTTGAGCGAGTGCGGTATCACTTTCAAGGTTGGCATGACGAAGGCCGCCATGGTCGCGGCTCTTGATGCCTACGCCGCCGCGTCCGACGACACTTCGGACGACGAGGAAACGAACGAAAGCGACGGAGCGGCAACCGACGAGGACGACGACACGATGGACGACGACTATGACGACGGAGACGATACCGAGACCTTAACCGATGGCGAGCTGCCGCCCGCGCCCGATGCCGAGGCACCGGTGGAATGAGTGGGTTCAAAGATTCGGTGAGCGCGGACAACGCAAGTGTTTTTATGAACACGCGCGAGTTTGCGGACATTCGCACCGTAATCTACAACGGAGTCACGTACGCTGACATTCCGATTGTCTTGTCCGGGCTAAAGGAAAAAGACCGTCGACAGCTAACATCTGACCATGTGCAGGGATTGTACCTTGTTGCGTCGGTGCTGCACTGCGCACAGGACGCACTCGGAGGAAAGCAACCCGAAAAAGGGCAGCGTATCAAGATAAACGATACAGAGGGCGGCGGCGGATTCTTCTACGAATTCTACGTCGCCTCGTCCGTATGCGAGCTTGGCATGCTGCGCGTTGAACTGGAGGCGATTGACGAGTGAGTACGATGGAGTTCTACAACCTCGACGAGGCACAGTTTGAACGGGCGACAAAGATGCTAGCGGGTATACCCGCAGGTGTGCAGCGAGCGGTCGGTAGCGCGTTGAAGCGTGCCGCTGACCATGGTCTCACGGTCGGAATGAAGCATGTCTCCAAGACGTACTCTATCGGACAGAACGAGTTGAAGCGTTATACGCGGCACATAAACACAGTTGTAAAAGACGGTGCAACTTCGGTTGAGGTTCGGTTCGGCTATCGCGGACACGTGATTCCGCTGATTCGTTTTGACACTCGTTTTTCAAATGATGGCAAGGTTTATACCCGCACAAAGCGCGCGAACACAAAACAGGTTCTCAATAACGCCTTTGTTGCGCAAATCAACGGACACACGGGTATCTTTGAACGACTTGGTCCGTCGCGTTTTCCGATTGAGGAGAAATTCGGACCGTCGGCAGTGCAAGCCTTGGATAGCATTCTCGGAACACGAGGCTCCGGCTTGACCGAGAGCGCGTACGAAACGGAAATCAAGGACGAGTTCGACAAGCGCATAGAGCACGAAATCACGCGAATCTTGAACGGTTGGGGGAAGTAGCGCATGACAAAAATCGTATTGCTTGAACGGCTGCGCGACGAGACGGTTGCGGCCACAGGAAAGCTGATTATGCCCGTGCGTCCGCAAAAGGACGATGAGGTTACAACGCCGATGGCGCGAGCCGCCGATGTTCACCTTATGCGTCTGCCGGACAGTATGGCAGCGACGAAGAAAGCTCCGTACATTATCCACCAAATCATCACAGGCAAGGACGTTCAGCCCGAGGGGCAACGTGAGCAAGGCTCGGCGGTGGTGCGCTCCATCTTCTGCGTATACAACGACAACGAGGAAGAGGGCGCGTTGATGCTGCTCAACCTCATTGAGAGTTTGCGTGTGCATTTGCTGAAAAAGGTCGTAATCGGCGACCAATTCAAGCTCGACTTACAACAGGGCGTTGAGATGATTATCTACCCCGACGACACCGCGCCGTATTACAACGGCGAAATGATTAGCACTTGGGAATTACCCGAAGTGCGGAGGGAGGTCAAGTTTGAAAGATAAATCTTTCAAACTCGGTTTTTGCACCCTGTCTTTCTGAGAAAGACGGCGCAAACTCCCGAATTAAGGAAAGGAATGATTTCTATTATGACAAAAAACACAAGCATACCCGCGCCCGTGGGGCCGGAGGTCGAAACGGCACAAGCGACTACGCCGGAAGTGCCGCAGAGCGAGCCGAAACCCGCGGTCAAACGCGAGGTTGAGAGTTTCTGCGTCTATCTCGGTCCGTCGATTCGCGGCGCAATCCAAACGGGCACGGTTTACCCCGGCACGATGCGGCAGTCCAAAAAAAGGCTCGCCGCAGTCATTGATAAATATCCAAGGGTCGCTAAGCTCGTCGTGACTAATCTCACGCTCGTGCAGGACAGGGTGTTGGTCAAAACCAAAGGTAACGCGCTGAATGTAATCTACACACAGCTCGTTTCCGAATTAAACAAGGAGGAAAAATAAATGGCAAAACATGGAGTGTACACGCAGGAGGCACCGACAAAAGTCGCGACACCTGCCGTCGCCGCGTCCGGCATTCCGTTCGTAATCGGCATCGCGCCGATTCAAGCGGCGGTCTCGCCTGCGGCTATTGGTGCGCCGGTACTCTGCTTTGGGTGGGATGAGGCGACCGAAAAGCTCGGCTATTCCGACGACTGGGCGAAATACACGCTTTGCGAGTTTATGTACTCGCATTTCAAACTGTTCGGAATGTCGCCGGTCATTTTCTGCAACCTGCTCGACCCGAAAACAGCGAAAACCGCCGTCGCGGCCGACGATTTCAACGTCGCCGACCACAAGGTTGTGTTGCCGATTGGCGCAATCAACGACAGCGCACTTGTTGTCAAAAACGGTGCCGCCGCCTGCGTGGCGGACGAGGACTACATCGTCTACTACAACGGCGAGGATTGCGTGGTGGAGTTGCTGAGCGGCGGCACGAACTACGCCGCGACAACGCTCAGTATCGCGTACAACGCCGTCGATACGACCGCGGTCACGGCGAACGACGTTGCAATCGGCATTGAGGCGATTGAGGCGTGCATGTCGCGCGTCGGAATGGTGCCGGATATCATCTGCGCACCGGGCTTTTCCAACGACGCCGCAGTCGCGGCTGTCATGGCGACGAAAGCCGCAGCAATCAACGGGCTTTTCGGCGCAAAGGCACTCGTGGATATCGTTGCGCCGGACTACAGCACGGTTATCCAAACGAAGAACGACGGCAATTACACAGATTTGAATCAAATCCTGTGCTGGCCGCGCGTTCGCCTCGGCGACAAGGTGTTTCATCTGTCTACGCAACTCGCGGGTGTCATGGCATCCGTCGATAGCGGAAACAACGGCACGCCGTACGAAAGTCCGTCGAATAAGTCTCTCAAGTGCGACAGCGCGGTTGTCGTCAACGGCGCGGAGTTTGAGGAGGTTTACCTCTCGCACTCACAGGCGAATTATCTCAACGAGGGTGGCATTGTAACCGCGTTGAATTTCGTCGGAGGGTGGAAGGTGTGGGGCAACTACACCGCATGCTACCCCGTAAACACGGACGTTAAGGATTACTTTATCCCCATCAGCCGTATGTTCGACTGGGTCGCCAAGACGCTAGTCAACACGTTCTGGTCGCGCGTTGACAATCCGATGAACTCGCGGCTCGTCGGTACGATTATCGACACCTGCAACATTTGGCTCAACGGCTTGACGGGTGCGGGGTATATCCTCGGTGGTCGCGCTGAGTTCCTCGACAGCGAAAACCCGATGACCTCGCTGATGGCGGGGATTGTAAAGGTTCACATCTACCTTACACCGCCGTCGCCCGCGCAGGAGATTGATTTCCTGCTCGAATATGACGTCAGCTACGTCAGCGCGGCGTTCGGAGGTTAAGAAAGGAAGGTACAAAAAATGTATGATGTTGGCACAATAGACTTTGCGGTCTACGAGGATTCTGACGAATTTCTCGGTATCGCAAACGCGACAATGCCGGACAAAAACTCTAAAGTGGTTTCTATGTCCGGCGCAGGAATCGGCGGCGACGTCGAAGTCCCCGTGCCGGGGCACTATGATGCGATGTCGCTGACGCTGAATTTCCGCACGTACACAGAGCGCGCGGCGAAGCTGCGCGAGCATCGCCGTCACAACATTGAGCTGCGTGCGGCGCAACAGAACGAGGACCCCGTCACAGGCGTCTTGAACGTGAGCTCTGTCAAGCACGTGCTCGTCGTAGTGCCGAAGTCCGCTTCGGGCGGTACCCTCGCGCCCGCCGCGTCCGCCGAGGTAGGCATCGGTTTCTCGGTGCGCTACTGGGCGACGTTCATCAACGGCATCAAGGTCGATGAAATCGACCAACTCAATCGCATTGACATTATCAACGGCATCGACTACAACGAGCCGGTGCGCAAGGCTCTCGGTAAGTAGCCGAGAGGGAAAGGAGCAGTTTATGGCAAACACGAATAAGGCAACGCCCATTGACGCAACTGAGGTCGATGAGACTGTAGCCGTCGAGGTCGAAACCGACAACGACAGCTACACGCACACATTCAAATCGCCGCTTGATTACATGGGCAAAAAGTTCGACGAGTTGACGTTCAACTGGGCTAAGCTCACAGGACGTGACGCACTTGCAATCACTGCGGAAATGGCGGCTCTCGGCAAGGCGACGACGCTGCCCGCGTTCTCGGTAGAGTACCAAGTGCGCATGGCGGTCAAGGCTTGCACGGTCAAGCTCGGTTCAGACGCGTTCGACACGATGCCGCTACGCGATTTTAACAAAATCACGGGGGCGGCACAGAGTTTTTTACTCAAATAGGCGTGAAAGTCACAGACGGAGGGGCGTGGTTGCGTCGTCAATGCCTATTGTTGGCGCAGACGAACAACACGCCCGTTCCGTTTTGGCTGTCACTGCCGTTGCGTGACCTCGCGCCGTGGATTGCGGAGAGCAACAAGCTCGTTGCCGAGGCAAACAAGCGAGCTAAGAGCAAATCCAAAGCAAAGTAAGGACGAAAGGACTGCGAATTATGGCACAGAAAGAATACAGTATGGATTTCGTACTCGGCGCAAAAGAAAGTCCCGAGTACGGCAAGACGTTCAAGTCTGCGCAGAGCCAGTTGGCGGCAATGCAGAAAGAGGTCGCCGCGCTGAATAAGGCGCAGTCCGATATCTCCGCGTACACCAAGCAGCAGGCTGCGATTGACGCCACTAAGAAAGCACTCGAAGCCTACCAAAAGCAGCAAGAGAATATTCAGCGTGAGATAGAGGAGATGGAGGGATATTCCTCCGCACTTACAAATGCAGAAGTGACAAAACAACTGCAAATCGACCGCACGAGTACGTCACTGAAAAATCAACAGGAACGGCTTGAGGCTCTGCAAAAGAGCCTTGAAGATGCAGGGGTTGACACAAAGGATTTTGCGAAAGAGCAGGAGCGGCTTGCGAACGAACTCGACAAGGTAAAAGCTGCGCAGGGCGAGGTTGCCGACAAGGCTAACGCCAAAGCAGAGGGC